CCCTAGCCCGTTAACATGTTGACCTTGCGGTCGTGATGTTAACTACTATCGCCAACGACGTACAAGCATGCTTGCACGTCGCCTCGTGTACGAACTAACAGTAAGAGGTTGCCGACAGGAAAGCCTGTCGACAACTTCCTGAACATAACCGTACCGTACGAGTTCGGTCGCGACAGGACCAGCTTCAAGCCCAGTAGGGCTAGAAGATTCTGTGAAGAATCTTAGAAGCATGGACCAGCCATCGATCGGCTCGTTCGACACCAAAGACTCAACGTCACGGACAAGGAACTCGACCTTTTGAAGGTCTTTGTTCGTCCGACGTCGGATCTTGTTGGTTATGTTCACTGGTACATATTCGAGACTCGGACACGCAAGATGCATGTCCTTGCTAGGAATCGGGCCGTAAACGGCCAGAAGCCTACCTACGATGTAATCGTAGGCCGAATAGTACTGCTTACGCCAAAATGAGTTAGCATAGCTAACCCACGAAGCGTAGGCATTAGGGCAGGGTGATGATGACCATACTGTCCTTATGCGGACAGGAGTGACACAGACGCCATGGAAGGCATCCATGCCACAGGATTCGCGAAAGAATCCTGTGGTGCAGCTCTTATCACGATTGACCATGAGGCCAAAGGATTCGAGTTGTTCGATCGCTCTCGCGGCATAAGCCGTTGGGACGATCACATCATCACCATACACACGGATGTCATCCCTGACATCCGGGTCGTCACTACTTGCAGTAAGGATAGCCCAGACAGTAAGCGCTAAAATGGGAAAGCATAAACTGCTCCCCATCGGCGCGAACTTCTTGAGCTTCAACTCCTTACCGCTGGGTAGTGATGTTGACGTACTCCTGCAAGCTTCTAAGTACAAATAAATGTGCTTAGGAAACAGCAGGCGAACCAATTCAGTACTAATGCGATCGCTTGCCTCTTTCAAGTCAAGCGTCGCATACTTACCAGTGCGCGACCCGTAGAGGGCAGCACACTGATTAGGGTACTGATTCGTGAAGTTGACGCGATCTCGGGTGAGATCATGTCTCTCCACGTGCTCCACAATGGCCTTACCTAGACCTTGCTGAACCCATTGATAATCAACAGGTTCGCAAGATATTAGTCGAGGCCCACGTGAGTCCTTGGGAACCAGCACTACTCGTGCTGGCAAGGACTTTCCTTGGACAGAATGGAATCTGTCGTAGGAATCGCAGACGTGCCCCTGCGACGCACAAAAATATGCGTCGTAAGGATAAACGTCCGTGATACTGCCGCTAACATTGGTCCAAAGAAACTTCCCAGAACGTTGCTGCTTTGTGGCAACAGCGCCGGGACCGTGACGAGGAACAATGTTAGTTGGGTCAAAGAAGGCAAATAGATCCGAAAGGAGTATTTGGGCTTCTCGTGTTGTATTAACCGCAGGTACGTGAGACTCACGTCTTCGTATTCCACGATTAATATGATCAGTAACAAGCATCTGCAAGGACTGCAGACACAATGTAACGTCATGGAGATCATCCTCGGTTCTTTCGAACTTTTGGATGACTTCATGTTCTTGTTCGTCAGTGTAAGGAAGTTCGTACTTGTAAAACAAGTATAAAACATCCCTTAACACAGCGACCGAGGTTGTGCACGGTTCAGGAAGGAGTGTCCCGTCTGGTCGGAATATGCGCATGAAGAGTTCACCAAGAAACCTTGGGAACTCACAACCGGGATAAGAATCAAATCCTATCTCAGTTGCTGTCATACGTATAGATCCTGTAAGCGCCTTATCGAGGTGCTTACCCAATCGGGGCAAGGTTTTCGTAAGAAAACCTAATCCTTCCTTCTGCGTTCTGCTTCTCACTTTGTTACAAGTGAGTCGTACAACGCGAGGTGTGAGACCTAAACCATGAACGTTTGAGACGTCATGGAGGAGGCAGGCGATAACTTGACTGTTATCTAGGCTTTTCGAAGGCACCATATGGTATCCTTTCCTAGAGCCGAGCTGCTAACCCCATGTATCCTAAACGAACATACCAACTACAACAATGCCTAAACCTAAGTCTAAGCAATTGCCTGCAGGTGAGAAGACTATCCCTGACGGTAAGAAGAGAGGGCCACAACTAGTGACCATCTACTTCCTAATCCGAGGGGACGTCGAAGCTCCTGCAACGTTTACTTACCTAACTCCAGGCGAATTGGTGCCGGCATACACTGCTAGTCTTGCAAAATTGACCATACCGGTCAAATATCTGCAAAACTTAACTCTTACGAGTTATAGCGGTGAACCCGGGCTCGCAAGCGTCGGAGTCGTGGATCAGTAAGCGCAAGTCGGCGATACTGTCGAGTATGGCGGGGCCCTCCTGGCCCCGCCATGTTTAATGCTACGGAAAGACTAATCACGCCGAAGTGGCGGAATTAGTCGATTCGTTAGCCTTATACGGTGTTTGAAGCCGTATAGGACCATTAACCTCCAAAAGACAGCCCGGAAGGGTAGTCAATAAGAGGAGAAGCATTACTCGGCAGCGAATGCTGGTCCCGATCGAAAGGATCACAAAGATCCCTGGATCAGGACATTCGCACCAGACCCTGTGCCGTCGAACAGAACTGTAGTTCCAGCTCCAGTAGTGGAGAGGAACGAGTTAAGTTCGGCGACCAGGTCCTTAATCAGCGCCGTAGTCGTAAGATGCCCAACAGGGGCATCGGAAACGACATAGACGCTACCAGTAATAGGCGTAACGCTATCGACCTCGCTAAGCTTCGTTTTATCGAAGCGGATGCGGGACCGACGGCGACGCTTGTTCCCGGTACCTGTCTCCTCGTGAGAGATAGACAGGCGATGAGGGAGTGACGGGTTTTCTCCAATCATAGAGAAGACACGTGCGCGTCCAGGTGGGAACTCCAGGTGCTCGAATTCAACTTCGGTACCTGCAGCATTCTTAACTTCGTTTGTATTGAGGTTATTGCTCAGCATAACTATGTTGCGGTTGAACCCTAACGTTTAAGCCTTCTTGGCCTAAACTTCGGGCGTGTGCCAGCGCGTCGACGCGAAAGCGTCAGCGCACCAGCAAGCTGCAGCTCGTCAGAGCTTAAGCCACTGGCACTTATCCAGCTAGTATCCGGAAGAGCGACAATTCTCTTGTATGAGTCTTGCCGAACGACCGGATAGTGGTAGCTATGCCCGCGGGATACTTGAGTGACACCTAGAAAGGGTGGTGAAGAAACCACTTTCCTTTCGACGGTAATCTCACGTTTTCTCCTAACGGTATATAGGTACCTCTCGATACGGATCCGAGGTTTCATGTTATCAAGTTTGAAGTTGTCAAGAAATCGGCTTACGCCGATGACCCAATCAACGACAAACGACCAAGGAAGAGCGTTCCAGATAATCGCAGGGTTTATATTGACCCCTAGACTATCTTGGAGCGCTAGTGCTTGCGCATGCGCAAGCTGGTAGTCGGTATAATTGTAATTATACTCGACCATAGCATGAAACGCAGACGGAGAGTACCTGACGGTGCGGAACTGCTCGTATCTCTGAGTCGGCCAAGGGACAGATGGATTACTCCACCAGTCCCAAGCGTCGTACCCAATAGAACTCGCAGCTTCTTCAACAACGTCAGGGAATTCCTTCCAGCGAAAGGCATAATGCCTTTTCTGGAGTCTGCCTGCTCTACTGACAAGCGCATTTACGCGGCGTGTCAGCAAGGTGAGCGCAGTGTAAACACTGTGCACATCCTGGATGAGTGGTCTGATATTGAAGTTCCATTGGAGCTTCAAGTCAGAACCAACTTTGGCGATTGATGATAGACTCAAGTTCGGCCTTCCACGGCTGAACGTGATCATTCGGGACCAAGTGGTCCCAAATAATCCGAGTACACCATTAACCGTACGACGAATTGTATTAATGTCCTTCAGTTCTACAACTGAATTGACAAGAGACAATTCCGCCTTGATAAGAGGAAGCATATGCCGTAAGGCATGTGTATTCAACGAATCAAGGTTTGAAGGGCTAGTGACGAAGTCATCAGCCCCTCGATCGTAAAACGCAGGTAAGTTCTTATCGAACAAACCGGCGTCTCCAAACGGAGTAGCATTAGTACGGTCAGGATTACTAAACTGGTAATACTGGCCATACACCTCTCTGTCCAACGCACAATAGATGTTACCATCTAAACGCGTTGAATACACAGGGACGGTTGAGCCAACGGACGGGTAACCAGACACACTTCTAAAGTGTGAAAAGTTATTCCATTCGTTTCTCAACCTCTTGCCCCTGATCTTATCGCTTGCTAATTCGAACCGCCTGTAAACAGGTGGGGTAGGAAGTAGCATAACGAAAGAAGAGCGGTCGGAACCAACACCAAGAGGGTCGTCCAAGAACTCGAAAGTTATTGGATTAGACTTACTTGGCAATAGGTCAATGCGTTCGCGCATATCGAGATGGATCGGTCTCACAGAAACCTCAGGTGTCCAGCCAACAGGGCTG